ACATTTAAAATAGAACCATTCTCAAATTGTTGTTTTCGTGCTGATTTTCTTTGGAGTGTTTGATTTAAATTATCACTTTGATATGGATAATTTTCACCTTCAGAAAAAGAATAACCAGATGCAGTCGATACCACGAATAACTTAGTATCTTCGTGGTCTGTTAAACCTTTACCGTTGTCTGGGTCTTTTGCTTGAGAAATAATTGGTGTGGACTCCCCATTATCTGGATGAATATCCCTATCAAAATTACTTAGGTAATCATATTTATACAAGTCAAGTCGTTTATTATATACATCATGTGTAATTAATTTTGAACTAATCATACCACTATTAAGATTCTTTACTGTATCTTTTGACGATACTCTTTGATAATTAACGATTGAATCTAATTCTAATTGGACATTACCAACACCCTTTTCATCTAACTGTCCACCAACATTTTCTTTAAAGAAAAACTTTGGTTCTTCTCTACACATACTATCGTATGTTCTAAAATGATATCCTTTAGTTGTTTCATAAAAAAGATAGGATGGTGATGCATTATTTAAACTGGAATTAGATATATTACTTAAATGTTTAATACACTTAAATGGTCTGATATTTGGAAATATCATCTTTGCATTGTTAGCTGTAGGTTCGTAATAGAATGTCTTTTTACTTCTTAGATAGTTTTCATCCCTAAGAATTTTTTCTACAATAGTAGACGGAACACCACTATAGGATTGTGATACTCTAGATGTTTGATTTCTAAATCCCTCTACAGAACCAAACTGTAATGATACAACTTGTGCAGTTTCACCAGTACCATATTGTGAATTGATTTTATAGATGATTAATGGTGATAATGTATAATCAATAGTAGTCTCTGGTTTAGGACTCGCTTGTGGGGTTTGTATCTTTAAAATTAATCGTTCTTCACCAATAATAGGAAAGTTTTTGACAATGTTCGTTGTATCTTTAATAACAATATCACCACTAATTGATGCAGTGTAAATGTTTTCAAATACGTTAATCTCTTCGACAATTTCCATAATGTCGTAGATTTCGCCTGTTATGGAAACAATCTTACATTCTTCTACTAGAAATTCACCAGCGAATTGTAATTCACTTTTTGCAGCCATTAGGATGCCTCATTCATTTTTCTTTCAAACTCTTTTACAAAGTCATCTATAAACCTAGAACTTATAAGTCTGATTTGTCTTTTCTTTTCTTGTAGTTTATCTTCATATTGGTAATTAGATATTGCAGTTGCAGATGGGTAATCAGTTGTATTCATACCAACATCAATCGTTGTAGTTGTATCCCCAGATGTTTGTGAAATTTCGTAATGATGTATTGCTTGTGGATTATCGTATTTGTCTTTAACAAATGACTCAAACTTCTGTGTGCTCATAGGCCAGTCTTCATAGTAATCAACGATATCATTTGCAACTAATATTGTCCAGTGCATATTTACATCACCATAATATTTGTGTGCAATCATCTCTGGTGTTTCACCATCTTTTATATCATAGTAATCAAATCCTAAAATATTTTCTTTTACATTTGCAATTAATTTTACTCTGGAAAGAAGGTCTTTCATGATAGTAAATTTACCATCACCTTTTGCACTGTAATAAATGTTTGGGAACATATCAAAATATGACATACTAGTATCCTAACGCAAGTTTTTCTCTTGTAATGAGTTCTAGTTCTTTGAACTGTAGTTCTATATTAGTTTCAACTGGAGGAGCACCATTACCATCTGAATGTGGTCTAAAGAACTGCACTCTATCTCCACCATATGTTACATTTGCACTTTCTAATACACAAGTAGATACTTTGTTTAGAAAATGGTTCTCTTGACCCTCTGCATAGTAATATGATATATCAAATGTTGCTGGAACAATAAATGTTCTAGAAGACCCTAAATCACCTTCAAAACTTGGTGCCATGTAAAACCTAAACATTCTTGCAATTCTATCCACATTGGTTGCTTCTGCTTCTGACTTAGGCATCATTTTAAATGAATAACTAAATGACCGTCTACTAGTTCCTTGGAACACCATCTCTAATCTATTATTAGTAACTCTACCAGATGCAATTTCTATTGCAGCTTTAGCACCAGGCGCAAAGGTATCTGCGGCTTTCTTTAGTGTCATTTCACCAGTGTCACTAAATGCAGCTCCTGCTTCTGTTCCTACTGCTTTTAAAAATTCTTTATTAAACACCCCACTATAAGAACCTTTTTTATAGAGGTTCGCAGCTGCAGTTGCCATTGCACCCATCTCTACTTCACCATACTGAGCGGCTTGTGTAACACCTACAGTTGCAGGCATATACATTACAATAGAACTTGCAAGTCTTTTAGTTGGGTTAGTTGGAACACTAACAGATGTTTTTTGTGCAGATAACCCACCAGGCTGTAAACCACTTAACTCACTACCATATGTTCCTGCTGTTTTAACATTTCTACCTTGACTAAATTTTACTTTTGCATTTGATTGTTCATTAATATTAAATATAATATAGTGTCCTTGGTCGTTTGAACCCAAATCTTCTGGGTATGCAATAGTTTCTCCTTGAAATGGGTTAACTTTTGCATAACTACTTCTATCAAGTTTACCAGAATTTCGTGGTAAACCGTCACTACGTCCACCACCCAACGCATCAGATATCATATTATTGACTCTACTGGTTGCACGATTGATTGCAGTGTTTTTTATCTCGTTTAGAAAACCTCTTAGCATCTTTATAAATATCCTTAGTTACATACTATTTAGGTGAATAATCATGGCATACCGTGGACGATACATACCAACATACCCAAAAAAGTACAAGGGTGACCCTTCTAAGATTATTTATAGAAGTTTGTGGGAAAGAAAATTTATGGTGTATTGTGACCGTAATGAGAAAATACTTGAATGGGGTTCTGAAGAATTCTTCGTACCATACCGTTCACCAATAGATGGTAAAATACACCGATACTTCCCAGACTTTTATGTAAAGGTAAAAACACCAAAAGGTAATAAAAAATGGGTAGTTGAAGTAAAACCAAAAGCACAATGTAAACCACCCAAAATGCCTTCACGAAAAACTAAGAAATACCTTAATGAAGTTCGTACTTGGGCGGTTAATGATGCAAAATGGAAAAACGCAATAGAATATTGTAAAGATAGAGACATGGAGTTCATCATCTTAACTGAAGTAGAATTGATGATATAAATATAGATATGGCAGAAGAAACTTATTTTGATAAAATCTCAGCGCAGATTAAAACTGGTACAGAACCATACCAATGGTATCGTAATCGTATTAAAGAGTTAGGTACTCCAAATACGGCAGAACTTTTGCGTTCTGGAAAACTAAGTAAACAACCTACACCAAAACACCTAAATATGTTTATCTATGCACCAAAAGGTGCAAAGAAATTACCTTATTATGATACATTTCCACTTATAATGTACTTGAAACCAGCAGAAGGTGGGTTCTATGGATTGAACTTCCATTACTTACCATATGCATTAAGAGCAAGACTATTAGATGCAGCTGGTCAAGACAAATTAAGTGTAAGTGCAGTTGAAGGGAGTAGATTAACTAAACCTACTATTAAACGATATTTGTATGGGTATTTAAGGTCAATGTGTTTAAAGATAGAACCAGAAGATAACTTAACTGCGATTATGTTACCAGTACAAAGGTTTAAGAAAGCATCTACTTCAACTGTATGGTCAGACTCTAGGAAGATGATTTAATGTCAAGATTTAACTTTTCAAATGTTTTAGGTGGTGCAGTATTTGGTTCTCTAAATGCGTTCCTACAACATAATGCATCCAGAGATGGTTATGCAAAAGCAAATAGATATGAAGTTATTATACTCTTACCATCTGGTGTTACCAGTGGTTCAGCTGATACTGCTGGTTCATCTGCAATGTCATCAAATGTATTGTCACGACTCCAAGGTGAAACTGCAAGACGTATCTCATTTCGTTGTGATACCATATCCATTCCAGGCAGAAACCTAAGAACACAGATGAATGGTAACATATACGGCCCACCTCATGAAATAGTTCAAGGACAAACCTTTGCACCAGTAGAAGCAACTTTCTATTGTGGTTCTGACCTTGCAGAAAGATATTTCTTTGAAGAGTGGCAGAAGATTACATACAATCCAGATACATATAATATTAACTATTATAAAGAATATGTTGGTTCAGTTGAGATATATCAATTGAATGAACAAGACGAAAGAACTTATGGATGTAAATTAGAGGAAGTATTTCCTAAGACGGTAGCTGCACAAGCATATGGTCATGGTAACTCTAATCAAATCCAAAAAGTGTCGGTTGAGTTTGCATACAGATATTGGAGAAATATTGCAACTGAACCACAAAAAGCAAATCTTGATAGTACTCTACAAGACATTTTAAAGAATTCAATTCTTAGAAATATTCAAACTAGAATACCACAAGTACTGAGGCGATTATTTTAATTATTAATATAGGAGAATAAATTATGAGTTTGCCTAAACTAAATGCACCTACTTATGAGATGGAAATACCATCAACTAAAGAAAAGGTGAAGTATAGACCGTTCTTAGTAAAAGAACAAAAAATGTTAATGATTGCACAAGAGTCACAAGACCCAAATATGATGGCGAATACTATGTGTGATTTAATTGAATCTTGTTGTGAAGGTGTAAAAGGTGCAGAAAAAATGCCTACCTTTGATTTAGAATATATGTTCTTACAACTAAGAGCAGTATCCGTAGGTGGAGATGTTGAATTAGAAATGTTATGTCAAGATGATAATGAGACTAAAGTTCCAGTAACGGTTAAACTGGATGAATTGAAGGTAACTGAATTACCTAATCATAAGAAAGAAGTTATGATAACAGATAAAATCGGTATGACATTTAGATATCCTTCTTTAGTGGATGTTGCAAAATATTCTAAAGACGGTATGAGTAATGTTGATGTTACATTTGGTATCATTCAAGATTGTCTCGTAAATATATTTGATGAAAATGAAGTATATGACGAACATAATAAGGATGAGTTGCAAGTGTTCTTAGAACAAATGACAACTGAACAATTTGAGGGAGTACAAGGGTTCTTTGATACTATGCCTAAAGTAAGACACACTGTGGAAGTAAAAAATCCAAATACTGGTGTTGTTAACCAAGTGCATCTTGAAGGGATGCAAAGTTTTTTAGGATAGCCCTTTCACATGATAGTCTTGCATCTTACTTCAAGACGAACTTTAGTATGATGACACATTACAAGTATAGTCTAACTGAACTTGATAATATGATGCCGTGGGAAAGGGAAATCTATGTAGGTATGATGAAACAGTACATAGAAGAAGAGAACCAGAGACTTAAAGAACAAGAGAGGAAATACAAATAATGGCCGTTGAAGTAACAGTAGACCCAGAGGTTGCAAAAAAAGATACTAATGGTGATGGTCACATTTCAAAACAAGAAATGGAGATGGATTTGGAATTTAAAAGAAAAGAACTTGAGGACGCTGATGCTCGCCGTGATGCTATGAGGCAGATGGCTTGGTTCAGTTTATTTGGTATGTTATTATATCCGTTTGCAGTTGTACTTGCAAACTTGGTTGGATTAGATACTGCATCTAAGATTCTTGGTGACATGGCTGCAACATATTTCGTATCAGTTGCTGCTATCGTCATGGGTTTCTTTGGTGCAAATGCATATGCAGATAAA